GGTTTGTTGGGCTGGGATGGGGGCGCTACGGTCGGCGGCGTCACTGTGGGCGGCTTTGGCTTAGGCGCACATTCATGCACGCGGGTTGCCATTGCTTGGGTGGCGGCGAATAGCAGGATTAGGATGATGTATTTCATACTTTGGCCCACCCGCCGTTTTTCAGGCGCTTGTATTGCCGAATGCCGCCAGCCAGGGCGATGCTGGCACGGCGCATGGCGCGGTCGCTGGTTTGCTGCGGTTGCCTTTTTGTCGGAATGAACAAGCTGCTGCCGGGCAGGCCGTTCGCAATGTGCGATTGCTTGCGCCGTGATTTGTAATCCGCAAATGTTTCGTCTTGTCCGCGCTTAGGGGTGTGTAGGTTCATCGTGGTCTTTCAGTGGTGGTTAATGGGGTTGCAGGTCATAAAACGTCACGCCCAGCTCTGTGCAGGCGTAGGCTTCAACTTGGTCGCAGAATGTGCAAAACTCGGTCGTATCAAGGTTCGTGGAGCTTTTGCCGATCACTTGGCCGTCCGGCAGTTCGATCACGCCGATGAACTTGCGCTTGAAATGCTCGTGCCAAGATGCGGCGTCAAACAGCTTTCCGCCTACCGTGGCTTGGTCTGCTATCTGCGCGAGTACGCCTTGGCCCCAATAGCGGCGGTTTTGCTTGGGTGTACGCTTGCGTGGGCCTACCTTGAGGATCAGCCGTTTGCCGTCTTGCAGGGCGAGTTTCAGGAACGGGTAGAGCCTGTCCTGCATGATCGCCCATGCTTGCTGACGGTTGTGTAGTTCTAGCTCTAGGGAGGTCATGCTTCCATCCTTATTTGCGATGGTTTGGCGGCTATTGGCGGGATCACTTCTAACCAGTCTTGTGCAAAATCAGCAGCGATACAAACCACGCCATATTCGGTGATGAGTTGGCATTCATGGGCCGTGCAGCGCCAGATTCGTCCGTACTTGGAATGCTCGCCTTGCAGCGAAGCAACCACCACGGTTTTGCCGATGTTCAAGCCATCGACGCCGCCGATTACTTTGCAAACTGCGCCTTTGTAGATTTTCATTTCTTAAGCAACCCCGTCAGCCACTCCCGAAGCGTCGGCTCCGTCTTTACCGGCCATGTGATGGGCTCGGGGAATGGCCAGTCGTCGGTGTGGGTTAGGTCAAACACGTCTTTTTGGAAGGCGTCTGTGGTTTGGGTGTCTTGGGGTTGTTTCATGCCGATTCTTCCTTTCTGGCGCTCATCCAGCCAGAGCGAATTGCTTTTCGATCTGCATAGGTAGCGAACTCGACAAGCTCAAGGCTTCTTTGTTTCCCGGCTTGGATGCCTTGCTGATATGCGCACTCCACTGCTGCGCCATCGCTTGGGCAATCCCTTTGTAAGTCTCGCTCCTGATTTTCCATCTGTCCTCCGTTGGTGGCAGGCGGTTTTGGCCAGAGTCGGTCTGGTTTGCCCAGCGTCCGACGGGGCGCTTATCACCGCAGCAATTTGCGCAACCGTATTTCTCCGCTCCCTCTGGCAAAGGGATGCCACAGCACACCCAGCGCGGCTCTTTAATGGAGGTTGATTTCAGTTCTGGCAAGCCCTTGAGCCAAAGGCAAGTCGCCTTGCTGGCGTCTTCGCCAAACATCCACGGTTGAATCGTCTGGCTGGGCTTTCTGATGCGCGTGCTGATGCAACCAATTGGGTTTTCCAGCGCGATGTACGGGATTGGCGCATCCAGCAGCAATTGAACAAATTTCAGCGCGTCCTCGGTATTCTCGGCACGACCCGGCACCCGCTTGTTCCAGTGCAATCCAGAGCTTGACAGGTAGGTGCATGGTGGATGGCTAACCATGATGTCCCACCCCCCCCCGATTACGTCGCGCACATCGCCTTGGTAGTGTGGTCCTGGGGCATCCGTCGGCAACAGGTCGCAGCTCATAGCGTCATGACCCTCTGCAATGAAGGCATCACGCACGCGGCCAGAGTATTCGCAAGCCACAAGAACTCTCATGCCGTCACCCTCACATCAACGCCGTGCACGCTTTTCATCAAGTGTTGCTTCGCTCTGAAAAGTGGCGTCATCACGCCCTTGACGTCTTCCACCACGATCTGGCCCAGCTTGGTGTCCGTATACACAAAATCGGCCACGTACTTGAGGGCTGGCTTTTTTCGGCCATTCAGGATCACGGCTGGCGCGAGGATGAATGGCACTTGCAGGGTCAGGCCAGCGATGTGCCCGGCCTTGCCAAGCAGCAGCAATTCGCCGTATCGGCTGGCCTCGGCTTTGCTGTCGAAGGTGATGCCGTTCACCTGGGTTTTGATTGCGCCGTATTTGTTCACGCCTCACCCCGGTAAAAATCAATCACTTCAAAGGTTTGGCGGGTTGCAACAGTGCCTTCAGCTGTTCCGGCATGTCCGCAAGTTGCCACGGGTCCAGCCGCGCAAAGTTCCTCGCCGACTTCTCCGCGTAGCTCGGGTCCCATTTGTGGGCGTCGATCAGGTGTGCCAGCACAGAACGTGCAAGGGAGGTTTCTGTCGATTCCATGTGGGCAGATGGTCATGCGGCCACCCGTGAAAAACGCGATATGCCGTGTACATCACACACATGGCGCATCAGCTTTTGACCGGGCGATAGCTCCATGTTTTCTTCGTCAAAATCTTTCATGCAGTCCGCGCCGGTCAAACGGTAGATGGTCCATCCCAGCTTTCCCAGCATGGCGTCGCGGTCTTGATCCTTCTTTTTGTCAAGGTGGAAATTCAAGCCGTCGCACTCAATGCCCACCTTTGCAACTGGGTTGGCAAAATCAATGAACACGCCTGCCACGGGGTATTGCGGGTACATCACGGCATTTGCGCCCCTGATATCGCTCCAGAACCAGTTTTCAATCGGTGTCATGCGAATCAAGCCGGTATCCCACGCATAGGGGTCAATGGCCCATTCGTTTTTCCGCTCTTTCAAGATCAGCGGATTCATCATTTCGTAAAACTCGAAGATCAATTGCCAGTTGTTCACAGATCACCCCTGTTTGATGAAGATTTAGACGGCGCATCGCCCTGCCATCCCGCAAATTTGGTTTGGTCGCCTTGATAGCTGAGGCTGATCACGCCGCATCGCCCCTGCCTGTTTTTGGCAATGCTGGCTTTGGCGTAATACTTCCATTCGGGTCCAAGTTCTGGCTTGGCCTGTATGGGTCGGTGAACAAAAATCACCACGTCCGCGTCCTGTTCAATGGCCCCGCTGTCCCTCAAGTCAGATAGGGCTGGTGTGTGGTCCACCCGTTCTTCCACCTTGCGGTTGACCTGGGCAAGACACAGGATCGCAATGTCCAGTTCTTTGCCCAAGGTCTTGAGGCCCCGGCTAATTTCTTCCAGTTGGTAGGCGCGTGGCTGTTTGGAATCCATGCCCGACATCAGGCCGATGTAGTCCAGAATCAGCACATTCAGGCCGTGCAGCCGCTTGATGTTTCTGGCCTTGCTGCGCACTTGGTTGATGTTCAAACCGCCTTGGTCTGACACATAGAAATTCATGAACTTGGCTTTTTCAACGCCGTCCACAACCCGGTCCCATGCCAGCCCGTCGCCCTTGGATGGCCGCTTGACGGCTGACAGGCTCACGTTCCCCAGCATGGCCGTCATGCGGTCCCTGACTTCGCTGTGCGGCATTTCCATTGACAGCATGGCCACGGAGTAATCAGACGCCATCCGCAGCCCGATGGTCATGGCCAGGGCTGTTTTACCCATCGAAGGACGTGCACCGACAATGATCAGTTCGCCGGGCCGGAAACCGCCTTCAAGGTATTCATCCAAATCCGTCAGGCCGGTCGACCATGCGTGGTTCTTGCCGTCTGCCCGATCTTCCAGCACCTTGGTGTGGTTGGTCATGCCCTCATAGGCGCTCACCCATTCATCGCGCGGGGCCTCGTCCAGCAACTTGGAAAGCTGGCCCTGGGCGGACTCCACGCGGTCTTCAATCGTTCGCCCGTGGTCTTGCGCGAGCTCGGTCAGTTCGGCGCTCACCGCCATCAAAGCCCGGCTTTTGTGTCTCTCGATCACCATGTCCGCATATCGCCGGATATTGGCCGAGCTGGGCACGTACTGCGCCAGTGCGTTCAATTCCTGCATGGTGGCGTGGCCCTGCATTGCCATGCCAACCGTCACCACATCGCACAGATTTCCGCGTGCAATTTGGCGTGTAATTTCGCTGAAAATTTCCCGGTTTTTTTCGCTGAAAAAGTGCTCTGGTTTGAGCTTTTCTCCGATCCGGTCAAACGCGGAATTGTCCAAAAGCAGCCCGCCGATCAATCCGTTTTCGGCCTCAATCGCTGCAATGGCATCAATGGTGTAGCTCTCCACGGGTGCGTTCATGCGGCCTCCTTCGTCTTCTCAATGACCTGTTTCATGCCCTTTTCCGTCATCAGAAAATCAAGGTCACACTCCCAGCCCTCATGCCCAGCAGCCTTGATTCCGCGCCCCATCAGGAAGTCGTTATCCCTCGCCCTCTCGAAGTAACTTTTGATCCACAAAACGGCCTGTTCTCCAGTGGTGGCACGCCTCACGCCATCCATCCGTGTCGATGTCAAAACCCACTTCCAAAAACTTGAAATTGCCTTTTTCCGTTTTTCAGAAATCAGCTTCACACGGGGTAGTTCTGGCAATGCAGCGTGGTACAGGTCGATCACGGCCTGGGTTTGACAAACCGGCATTCGGTCGCTCCCGGCGACAGAGCCGTTAGGCTCTAGGTATTCTTCTGAGCTATGGGGAGCTTTCGTCCTGGGTTCCATCTGGGTTACGTTTTGGAAACCCACTGGGTTATTTTCTGGAAACCCACTGGGTTCTTTTTTAGGCCTTCCACCTCGTTGCCCGTTTAACCTGGCGGCTTCCATTGCGGGGGCCGCTTGGGTTATTTCAGCAACCGCCCGCGAGTTGTGGCGAAGGCCGTCAGCACCAATGCTGAAAAAGGTATCTGCCACGCTGCGCACGGCTTCCTGCTCGGCCTTATTCATGGCCCGGCAGATGCGGTACAGGTTCTCGTAATCAGCAGGAAGGCCGCGCTCGGTGCTGTACATCTCATCCAGCAGCAGCGTGTAAGCGCCGTGCTGGGCAAGGGTCAGCCGAGCCGTCTTCTGTGAATAGTCGGCCATATACCGTTTGTAGAAATTCACGCAACCCGCTCCCACTCGCGTTCTTTCCTGCCAGCCGAACTATTGACAAGCCTTCCCGTCAATCGAATGAGGCCAGCGCGTTGCAGTTCAGCCGTTCTCCGACAGCAAGCCACGCCCGTCAAGCTCGTCAGGGCTGCGATACGGTCCTTTCCTGCGGGTCCGTGCTGCTCAAGACACGCCAGGATGATTCGCTGATGCCGTGCGGCCAGTTCTTTCGCTTCCCGTGCGGCTGCGTGGCTGGTGGCCGGGTCTGTCCGGCGTGCAGCGGGTTCGATGAAGTCGATGGAAAGCTGGTAAGTCATGCCGTCACCTTTTCAGGTACGGGTGCCCATGTCAGGGTTTCGTCTTGGCCTTCGCTGGGGCGGATGGGGCGCAGCGCAGAGTCAGACATAATTTTGTGATGATCTGGGCCCAAGCGTCGATCAATCTCCCAATAGTCTTCAACCGTTCCTCCTTTAATTGCGCCCAAGTATTTGACGCACTGCACGGGGTATCCGTAAAAAATGGAGTCAGCACGAATAACTACAGCCAAATCACCTTGTTTGCAGTTCATCATTTCCCCTTAATCCGCGCCTGATCGTCAGCATCCTTCTGCCCGGCCAGTGCGATGTTGTTGAATCGTGATTTCTTGTTGTCCACCAGCACAGCCTTTACCTTGCGGATGCGCTCGTCAGACTTGATCGACAGGCCGTGAAACTTGAACGGCTCCACACCCTCAGCGCGGGCTTTTTCAATCGCAGCCGTGGCGCTTTGGCTGCTGATGTACTCAGCCATTGAGCGGCTGTGCAGGAACACGCTGGGCACGCCGTTTAAATGCCTGGAAAAGGCGTTTCCCTTGCTTGCGGCTGGGGTCAGGGCGTAGGGGGTTTGCTTCATTTACCTGTGCCTCCCTCATGTGACCCTGACACTCCCTCGTAATCCCCGGCCAGTCCCTCGCGCCGCAAGATGCGATGCAGTTCAATAGAGGCATGAATCTCTTTCAGCGCCAATTTATGCATCCAGTCACGGGCGATCTCGCTCTTGTCGCGGCCTGTGCTGCGCTGGATGGCTTCGAGAACGGCATCAGTCTCGGGCGTGACCTTGTCTCGGAAGTCAATCAAGGGGGTGGACATGTATCAGTTCGTGGTTGGGTTAATGCTTACGACGCCTTGCCGTGCTGGATGAAGTCAGGCCCCGACAGCTACCGAATTGATAGCGTCGGGCGTGATGCGGGCTTGCCGGTGGAACTCTGCCCGCTCGGTCAGGTTCAGGCTCGCCAAGGTGAGAGCGCCGTCCGAGTTGGCAACGATGGTGTCTGCCAGTCCCAGCTCGATTCGCTTGCCGTGGGCGATCTGGTGGCAGTAGCCAACCGTTGTGCCCACTTTCGCGGCAAATTCTTGACGCTTGTCAATGGTCAGTCTTTGGTAGAAGGTTTTGAAGTCCATACCGAAGAATACCCCAAGGTACTGTTTTGTGCAATACCCTTGGGTAAATTTACCTGCGTGCGCTAAAAGCGAACAATTCTCAAATGGAAGAATTCACCTCGCATCAGCGACTTTTAATGAAAATCAGGGATGAACTTTGCAAAGGCAACTCAGCAGAACTGGCCCGAAAGATCAAAAAGGACGCAACTTACGTCAACCGGCTTTTCTACCCCATAGGCAAAAATGGCCGGAAAAACATAGGCTTAGAGATCATGGGCGCGTGCAATGAGGCATTTCACTTGCCGCGCGGCTATTGGGATGGCGGGCTTTCAACGGCCCATGTTGAACAAGGTGATTTGCCAACCGATGTCGCCTCCCTGGCTATGCAGTTGGATTTGATATCCGACAAAGATCGTCGGACAAAGGCCTTTACATTGGCGGGTCTTGCGATTTCAAAAGTGATCCACGGGATTGAAGATCAGCCCACAAATAAGCCTGATTCGCTGTCTCCTCCAGCCAAAGAGAGCGACACACCCCAAAAGAAGCAAGTTTCCTGACGTATTCCGCCCAAAACTCGAATTGGTCACGGCGCACAATTAACGCACCCGCTGGCGCATCTTTGGGGTAGCTGTTGGCGTGAACCTGGTTGGCGTCAGGCATCAAGATCAGCGCCCGGTCCAGCCGCACCACGAAGCTGGTGGCCTTTACAGAGGCTTGCAGGGCTTCCGTCCGCAGCGTATCGAACGCCTCTTCTGTCATGGGGCCGGTGTAGACAGCCTCACACATTCCATTGCGCCCCAAAAATTCCGTGGTCGCCCTTGCGGAGTTGTATTTAAATGCTGGCATCCCTGACCCCTTATTGATTTGGGTCAACTATTCCAGTTTCTTAAAAATTGCTTAAGGGAATATTTCACGAATTCGCAGTTTTTGGGGGCTGCGCACGCGAAGCGAAATTTTTCGCCAACGTGTGTTTTTCTTGCTATTTGCCTTGTATTCGCAGAGTTGAATCAGGAATACATCACCCGAAGGCCCCCTACCCCAGCAAGTGGAGTTGAGAGGGGAATCGGCACATCACCCACCGAAGTGGCACGTCGCATGCAAAGACCGTGGTTACCCTTCTTTGCCCTAGGCTTCGACGTTCGGCCAGCCCCACGGATTCTTGCGGATTTGCACCGGGTGACATTGCTGCCCCTTACCGTGTAGCGGTTTCTTGGGTGCGGCCCCACATGCGGCCCGTTAGCTATGTCAATTCGCGCCCTGACGGTAGAAACGCAAAAGGCTCATCCCTGCTGCGCTCTCGGTGCCGACACACCTGCCATTTAAGGCAGAAAACGCATGAGGGATGAGCCTCAATATGTAATTGTCGCTGTGTGTCGGCACGTTGACAAGGCTGATTATATACACATGCTGGATAACACTGTGCGGCATTTGTAAAGTTTTGGCCTTTACAAGATATTTCTAAAATAAATTACCTGCGGGTATTGACACACACAATACCTACGGGTACATTTATCTCCAACGCAGCAAACGCTGTTAACTGGAGGATGAAATGTCTGCTCTCACACAAACCCGCCGCCCCTGCACGGTGAACGATTTGGCGCTGATCATGGGCCAGCTTCGCGGCCTTGCACTTGATGGCCTGGAAGTTTCTGCACTGCTGACCGAGATTGACGAGGCCGCCCAAGAATCTGAATGGCGCGGTTATTCATCGCTTGATCTGGGTGAGCTGTCTGGTCAAGTCACGAACGAAGTGCGCAACATCCGCGCTGATTGCGGCGTGCGTGATGACTCATGGAAGCGCCGTGAAGATGCGGCTTTGGGCTGGGGTGTGCTGTGAACACCCGCCAATTCCCCCTAGAGCGCTGGGCCGGTAACTCCCGCCTTCGCTGGGCCGCTGTGTATGCCTTCCTTGCCGTCCTGTTTTTCATCAGCGGGGTGCCATTTTGAACGCCCTCACCGACCTCGACAACATCGACACCCCGCTGCTGATCCTGTTCATTGTGCTGGCAGCAATCCTCGTCCCATTCGATCTATGGCGCGAGTACCGCAAGACCGTTGCAGAGCGTGAGGCTCAGGCGCTGCGGGATGTGGAAGAGATGCTTCGGGATGACGACAACAACCGCCCTGTTTTGGGCTAACTGGAGAAACACATGAACATGACCACAGTTCAAGAACTTGACGCACAGCATGAAGCTGAGGTGAAAGCCAAGCATGACATGCAGGATTGGCTGGCTGTACAGGGCGCGGTGTATTCATTGAATTACATCAAGGCCACAGATAACAGCCCGTCAACCGCTTTGCATGCTCTCAATGCTGTCCGCGCCTTGATTGCCAGGGGGAATTACAGCCATACGCCCTATGCCGTTACCGCGCTGGAGCATCTGGACGATGCAATCAACTTGCTGGATATATCATGAGCAACGAACACCCTCTAAGCCTTATCACAAACGACATTTACGGCGTCCGCGAGACGTTTGATGCATCGCTGGTTGATCGGTCTATAAGCTTTGAGCGTGAAGCCGGGTTTGCCATTCAACAGCTTGGCAAAAACGATTACATGATGAAAGCCGCCATGAACAACCGTCAAGCGGTAGTCGATGCGGTTGTCAACATTGCCGCTATTGGCATCAGCTTGAACCCGGCAAAAAAGCAAGCCTACCTTGTGCCGCGTGACAACAAGATTTGTCTTGATATCTCTTACATGGGCCTGATGGATTTGGCGCAGGCTACCGGGTCCGTCAAATGGGCGCAGGCGGCGCTTGTGTATGAAGCCGACACATTCTCATTGACCGGGCTGGATAAACCGCCACAGCACACGTTTAACCCGTTTGGCAAGGATCGCGGCGCTGTTGTCGGCGTGTATGTGACGATCAAGACCATTCATGACGAATACCTGACGCACACAATGACGATTGAGGACGCCCATGCAATTCGGGATCGTTCGTCTGCGTGGAAATCCTGGATTGCAAAAAAGGCGAACAGTCCCGGCCCTTGGGGCACCGACGAAGGCGAAATGATCAAAAAGACCTGCGTAAAACAGGCTTACAAATACTGGCCCAAGACTGATCGGATTGAAACGGCAATCCACCACCTGAACACCGAAAACGGTGAGGGGTTGGCAGAGCTTGTTGATTCACCTAGAGTCCCCGCCATCCAGCATAGCCCGACGCAAAGCGAAGCCGTCTTGTCGATTGACCGCAAACAGGTCATCGACGCCGTAGCAAATGCGGTTGTAGACCTGTTCAACGCTGACGATCTGATCGGTGCTTACGAGGAATACAGCGGCATTACAGACGACGAGGAAAAGGTTTCCTTGTGGCGTCTTTTGCCATCCAACGTTCGCAGCGCCATCAAAAAACACGGCGCAGCACTCACCCCTGAGAAAGTAAGTTAGTCATGGCAAGCGTAAATAAAGTAATTCTGTTGGGCAACTGTGGGCGCGATCCTGAGGTGCGTTACCTGCCAAGCGGTCAGGCTGTCGCAAACATCAGCCTTGCCACCACCAGCCGCCGCAAGGATAAGAACACGGGCGAGACTGTGGAGGATACGCAGTGGCACCGCATTACGTTTTACGAGCGTCTGGCCGAAATCGTTGGTGAGTATGTCAAGAAAGGCGCACCGATCTACATCGAAGGCCGCTTGAAATACGGCAGCTACGAGAAAGACGGCGTGAAGCAAAACACCTGCGACATCGTTGCCACGGAAATGCAGCTACTTGGAAGCCGTGACAGCGGACAACAGCGCCAGGAAGCACCGCAACAGCGACCGGCACCACCGGCAAACAAAACAGCCCCGTCATCAGACTTTGATGACATGGACGACGACATCCCATTCCGACCATGAAAAACCTCAAATACATCGTAGCCGCGCTGATCTTGATTGCGCTGGGTGCTTATCTCGTTTTCGGAAAAATTAGGATTGGGTTGATATGACCCCATACATCAACCTAGGGAGGATTGGATTGTGAGAGCCACACTAATTGCCGCAATTTGCGGGGGCTTGTCAGCCCATTCTTTATCGACACTTGGCGCAAATTATGCAACGTGGCAATTTTGGGTTGTCATAGTCAGCATGGTTGTCTATGGCGTGAACATGAAATTTGATTAAGGACCGATATGACCACCGCAGTAACCAACGCCGAGAAGTTCATCAGCGGCTCAGCTTCGATAGACCCAGATGCGCTGCTGCACATGCAGGCGCTGATTTCGGAGTGTGAGCTGTTGGCGGGTCTTGCGATCAAGGCGCTGGACGATCTTGACGCCGAAGCCGAAGCATTTGCCTCACTAGAAAATGCTCAGACTAATTTCAGCCGCTCGAATGTAGAGGCAAGGGCCTACGGCATTGCAATGGTGCGGGCATCCAAATCAAGCAAGGCACAGCGCGATGCGGCTATGGCTGCGCTGAAAGAGATAACTGACTTTACAGATAAATCTTCGTATTGTGGCGCTTTAAGGAACACCGCTTGTAGGTGCAACACAGACTGCCCGATTGTTGGCGTTGTTGCTCGCGCTCGCGCCGCCATAGCTAAAGGAGAAGCATTGTGAGCCTGTTTCAATGTGAAAACTGCGGATGCTGCGAGAACACCGCATTGTCTTGCCAAGGGTGTAACGGCTATGCAGCTACGTTTTTTGACTGGACAGGTCTTGATCAACACAAAAGGCAAAGCCATTGTTAACTTTCCGACGAACGGTAGCATAAACACTTGTCAATTCTATTTGTTGATATACAATTAATACATCAACACAAGGAGTTAGAAATGCAAGTATCCAGCCATCCAGTAGTTAATTTTCATGTAACGACCGTTAACGCCCTTCGCCAGCAGTCCGGCGGCAAATTCATGGTTGTTTCTCGCGCATTCAAAAACCCGGTCTACTCGGCAAACATTGCGGAAGAGCCCGAAGTAGAAATTACAGACAACCAAAAAGAGGCTGGGACATTTGAAAACCTGCTGGCCGCTCAATCGATGGCCAAATCAATGTCTTGGCTGTATGGCTACAAGTTCGACGTAGAGCCATGCGTGTCCTGATCGGCTGCGCTTCGTCCGGCATTGGCCGCGATGCTTTTATTGAAGCCGGGCACGATGCCATGTCCTGCGACCTGCTCCCATGCGATAGGCCGGGGCCGCATTATCAGGGAAGCGTGTTTGATGTGATCGACGATGGCTGGGACTTGGCCATATTTCACCCGCCATGCACCTACCTATCAGTCTCTGGAATGCACTGGACCACTCGCGGCCTGCGCGACCCAAAGTTGACAGAGGACGCGCTTGATTTTGTGCGCCGCCTGATGGAATGCAATATCCCGGCGTGGGCGCTGGAAAACCCGGTGAGTATCATCAGCACCAAAATACGCAAGCCGGATCAGATCATTCAGCCGTGGCGGTATGGGCACCCTGAAAGCAAGGCGACATGCCTATGGCTCAAGGGTTTGCCGCCATTAAAGCCGACAAACATCCTGCCATTACCTGAAAGCAAACGATGGGACAACCAGACAGCAAGCGGCCAAAACAAGCTGGCACCCAGCAAAGACCGCTGGAAAATCCGAAGCGCAACGTATCAGGGAATAGCGCAGGCAATGGCCCAACAGTGGGGAAACGCGGACGCCCTAAAGCCACCCCGACAACGCCCGTTATGCTTCGCCTGACCGAGGCCCAGCGGCTCAAGTTCCTGGAGTTAGGCGGGGCACGTTGGGTGAAGCGGTTGATTGACGAATCAGCACCATGCACCGCTCTACCGTCTTGACCTGCTCAAGTTTGCCCGCCGCTTTTAGTCTGGTGCGGTAGGCTTTGAGGATGTCGATGGCTTGGGCCATGCCTGCTCCAGTGTCAGGGTGTCACTGGCGTGTCCTTGAGCTTTGCCCGCCAGGCTTTCAAGGTTTCCTGCACACTGCTCAAATACGGTTGAGAGGGTTGTGCTGTACTGGCGGCAGGCATCAAGGGTGGAGCTGGGCAACCGTTTCCGGAGGTCGGCGAGGTCGTCGCGCAGCCCGCCAGACTCAGTACGCAGATTGTTAGCAAGCACTTTTGCAGCGGTTTCACGTTTACGGGCTTCATTGATTGCTCCTATCACGTTGTCAGAATTGGCTTTTTCGGTGGCGCGGTTGCCGCGTTGAACTTCGCGCTCGTTTTCAAGGCGCTCGTTTTTTTCAATGGCATCCTGTCCGGCGTGCCACTTGATGCCGCCTGCGATTCCAAACCCGAAGATGGCGAGGCAGATCACCAGTTTGGCGAGAATGCTCATGCCAGCGCCCGCGTGCCAAGGTTGTCAATCACCAGCGCCTGACGCCGTGGCGCATCGCTGAACGAGATGTGGCACCAGCGGCCAAACTCCAGAATGCACTGGTCGTATGGGATCGCGCTGCCCACAATCGCCCGCACCAGCTTTTCAGCCGTGCCGAAACCGGGGGCCGTGATGTCTGCCGCCTCGCCGGTCATGTGCTGGCTGGTTTTGGAGCCGCCCACCAAGCGGTTAACGTGGGGTGAACGGTAGCCGCTGCTGATGACAATGGGAGCCTGCACCAGTGCGCGAACCATTTCCAGCCCAAGCGCAGTCTTTTTGAGGGCAAACAATACTTCGGGTGGCGGCTCGTTCGACATGCCCAACCGTGCTGCCGTTTGGCTGAAAGTCAGTTCGTCTAGGGTGAAATGGGTTGAAATGTTCATGGGTTACCCTTCGCCATAATCTCGTCTTTGCGAGCCGATCCGCTGGAGCTACCAAAGTAGTAGCCCACGATTGAGGTCGCCATCGTCCCGAGTGAGCCGACCATGATCAGCAGGGCATCGCGCATACCGCCCGCCTCCACCTTGGAATTGATCAGGCCGTAGAGGGTTGCAAAGAACCCGAACAGGATCACGAAGGCAATGGCACCCTGCACTTTGCCGGTGTGTTTCATGGCTTCCACCCGTGCGTAATCCCGTATTCCCTGAGCACGGTCCACACAAACCCGCCCACTGCCAGCATGGCCGCAATGATCAGGGCCCCCGTGGTCTTTTCAATCACGGCTTGTCTGAAAGCAATGCTCTGCGCCTCGCGTTTGATTGCCATGCGTACCCATTGCGCCTCTTCAAGGCTCAGGGGTGACGGGATCGTGTCGTTTATCGCTTCCGCGATGTCGGCTACAAATTGGGCGCGTTCTTCTGGTGTCATATGTGGCCGGGTACTTTGGAGTTGATGTAAACCTTGCAGCGCCGGGCAAATCGGCCACGCCAGCCGGGCAGATTGCACAGCCTGGGTAATCGTTTGGAGAATGTCCACTCACCACGCTGCGGCCAGTCGTAAAACAGCAGTGCCAGCCCGCCATAGTTCGCCAGCACATCGGCTAGTCCTGCGGCTATCAGGTAGGCCACGCGCTCACGGTGAAGCAGCGCGGTCTGAAACGTCAGCGCCAGCCAAACCGTGGGGAAGGTCAGGAACAGGATAAGCCAGATCACAGCTTCGCCCTCAGCACTTTGATTTGGTCGTCAAACGCCTTCACTTTCACATAGGCCGCGTTCAGCGCCAGTTGTGCGGGAGTGAACTGTGTGGCCAGACTCAGCAAGATGTACTCACGCAAAAAGCGCGGGGCGAGTTCCTGCAGTTCGAGTAGCTTGATCGTGGCCGCAGCATCGCGCTTTGCCTGAGCCGCTGTGTAAGCCGTCAGTTCGTCAGGCGTGGCTTCGCGGTCGCCCTTGATCATGTCGCCTAGGTAGAAGGCACCGGACTTGTCTACAAAGTAGATCATGCCCATGCCCTCACAACCCAGCGCCAGTTTGCAGTCGTGATGCTGGTCATGGTCTGGGTGGATTTATTCATCACGCCGACGTTTGCGCCCGTGATGATGATGGTCACGTTTGTCGCATCGCTTACCGTCTGAACATAGCCAACGCCTGAATAGGTAAATTGGTTGTACTCAATTTCATCGTTGACGGCGTAGTTGAGTTCTGTCGTTGTGCATTTCAGCGAAAGACGCACAAAAACAGGCTTTACAGCAAGGCCGTGCGCTACGTTCAGGACGCTGTTGGCTGTAACGGTTTGGTCAGCAGAAAGGAAACTTTTTGAGAACAGCAGTGCGCCCTTCAAACCCGCAGGCGTCACCGTTCTTGTGGTGTCCGATCCTGTCTGTGTTTCTGCCGTGGTGGCCAGCTCGGATACGCCCTGCGCTGAGGTTGTAGCGGATGCCGTGAATGCGGCCACTTGTGCGGGTGTCAGCTCCTCAATAGCGCCGGTTGCCGCTGTGATACGGCCCAGCATGGTCGCGGTTGATTGCGTCAGGCCAGACCCCGTGGCCAAGCCGGACTTGGCGGCTCCCAGCGCCAACCGCGCAGCCGCCGCATCAACCGCCGTCATCACCGTGGCCATGAAAACCGACACGGCGGAAGTCGCAACCCCTGCGTAATTCTGGATGGCATCGCCCAATGCACTCCAGCCCAGAAAGGTGCCACCAACGGGCGTTGGCAGCGTGGCACTCACTGATGTTCCAATGGGCAGACTCAAGGCCCTGCCGGTTTTTTCATCGACCTGCTGCAAGGCCTGCCATGTCAAATCAAAATCGGGGTTGAGCGTCTGGGCCAGCAAGTCGCCATTGTTTTGGTAATCGGTCAGGCGCTGTAATGGCACCAGTCGCCGCAAAATAACCTTGTCACCGTTTACCGTTGTCAGCCCGGTGATCGTGCCGCCTGCTTGTACACCTACGCCTGTTACGGCATAGTCAACGTTTTGAGTCTTGGTGATGCCGTTGACGGTCACCACCAAATGGCTGGCATCCAGAATCTGAAAGCCGTAAACAAAAGTCGAAGTGCCAGCGCTCGTGTAGCTGTTGACAATGGTTTGGACTGGAACGGTCATGTGCGCCTCTGAGAGTGTGGCGCAGGGACGTTCTCAATACTCGACCTGCACCTCAATGTCTCCTGCGTGTGGCTGCCAAGTTTGGGCGCTACCCTCTGGCGCATTCCAGCCATCTGACGTAGCGGCACGCTGGATGCGCTCTGGTGTGTCGGCAATGGCCTTGGCTGATGCGTCCAGGTAGTCGTCGGCCTGATTCCGCACCGCAGGGTTCCAGTCCTTCATCTGGTCCCACAGCGGCCCATTGAGCACGTCCACATGCGCCCATAGCTGGCGGTCAGCCATCAGCAAAGGCTCCAAAGTTTCCAGAATCCCGGCATTTTTGTTGGTCGTGCTGGGTATTTCTGTCACGCCGCAGATCAGCCGTCGTTGGCGCAGCGCCCCCTTCAGAACGGCGGGCGCAAAGATTCCAACGCCGTTGTTCTCCACGGTCACGCGGGGAAGCTGCAGCGCCTGCACCATGTCGCATATCTGGAACACTTGCCCGCCCGTGATGGTTTTGCCATCGGTGGCAAACTCCACCACGTCACCCGTAAAGGCCAAAACCCGGTGAAGGTAGCGCCGCCCGGACTCGTCCTGCAGGCACACCGCCCCGGCTGACACATCGCTGTTCACCTTGCCGCTGGCCGGGTCCCACCGGAATGAAGCACCAACGATGCGCACATTGCCCAGCCACATGCTGATGCCGCCATTGGCCCTGACCACTTTGGGCTCCAGATCGTAAGGCGTGATCCGATCCGGGTTCAGGCGTATCTGGGTAATCGGCTTGGAGTGCAGCTGATACTGGCTGTCCCATTCGTTGATCGTGCGCGTCTTGCGTCGGCGCTTTTGCATTTCCTTGAAGTTGAACCGCTCAGGCCATGCGCAGCCAGCATAGAAATCAACCAGCGCACCGGGCGGCTTGATGAACGTAATGGCCTTGCCTGCCATCGTGAAATCTTTGCCCGCCGTTAAAACCTTGGCATGCTCACCAATGCCGGTGAAAACGTACTCCGGCACAAACGGGAGCACGTAGCGCAGTGCGTCGGCCTTTTCAATGCGGTACTCTTCCTCAAACATGCGGATAGTCAGGCAATCAGCGCCCAGCCGCTCTTGCTCGTCGTACAGGCTGTCATGCGTGTGGGGTGTCCCTACAAACAACTGACGCGCACCGGGCACCATGATGTGCACCTGCTCGCCTAAACGGTTGCGCATCTTTTCCCGCGCGTCCGGGTTCTGGATGTTTTTCGGCACTTCCACGTCATCATTCTGGCACTCGTCAGCCCGCGAGCTGGTGGTGGTGCTGGTGATGCCTTTGGCAAACATGGATGCGTTGCGCTCGTCGTCAGAGCCCTCAACCCACCATTGTTCCACCGGCCCAGGGCGGGAAGGAAGCATGCCCTGCGTCCACGGGTGATTGCGCAAGACGTGCTGTGTATCCCGGCTGGTCTTGTAGGCCATCTGGTCATCAGCACCCTGGTGCAAGATGCGATACGTGGGATCGTTGTAATAGCGCCATGAGTTGTAGATGCCCAGCAAAGACGACTTACCAAACCCCCGGAAACACCGCAGAACGGCAAGATCACCGCAGTGCTCCAGCCAATAACAAGCCCGCACATGGATGGCTGGCACTTCCCATCGTTTGAGAGCCGCCCATTCGAGGAAGAATGCCAGTAAAGTTGCTTTACCGTTTGGGGGCGGCTTTGTCATTAAAAGCAGTCTTTCGTGCCTTGTTCAATGCGCGATCCAGCAATTCACCCGCCTCCCTCTCGCGCCGGGCAATCTGCTTGTCAATGTCGTCCTCCACATCTTTGGGCGGTGCCGAGCCGGACGGCTGGCGCTCAAGGGTTGAGGTGGTGCGCTCCAGGATGGCAAACGAGGCGGCGGCGTTCTTCTTGCACCAGTAGCGGTCCCCGCGTTCTTGCTGGGTAATCTCTGCCAGCGGCTGGCCAGCGCCAGGCCACAAATCCGGGTCGGCCTCCTCCAGAACCACATCAGCCAGCTTTTCCTGCAGCGCCTGCAGTCTCTCGTATTGATCGGGTCGCATCAGTTACCTCCTATTTTGCTCAGATCGGGTGCGTCTTGCGGCAGGGCGTCAGTCGGCTCCCACCAGTAGCCTTGATTCCATTCCTTCATTGATCGCTGTTTCTGGCGTGCCAGATAGCCTGGGGAAAGGTTCTCCTGCACGGCAGACATAAACATGTGATCGAGTGCTGCCTTAGCGTACCAAAGATTTACATACGGAAGGTGAGAGCGTGCAAACTTGAGCGCCTCGGCTCCCGCGTGGGTGTCCTTGCCTGCTCTGGCCTCGTCAATGTTGCCCTTGGTCAGTTCCCAAATATCGGCAGCACTGCCAAACGATGGCCCCAGCGTCATGCGCCCGAGTGAGTCCAGCGGGCTGCGGTCTTGTGTGGTGTCACCCAGCACAATATCCCCGATAAAACCTGCCCCGCCTCCTTGTGCTGCGGCACGGCTCCAGAATTTCGGCGTCGTCATGTCCACCGGGTCTTTGCCGGAAATCATCTGTTTGGTCTGAAAAGCAATTGCCCCGAGCGCGGTTGTCGTCAGCAACATGGCCGCTGTATAGGCGGCTTTGTTCGCCAGTGCGGGTGCGCCCTCCAGCTTGCTGTCAGCCTCCAGCATGCGCCGCCAGTGGCGGGAGATCATTGCAATGGGAAACGACTTGAATTGCATGGTCGCGCGGGCCAGTTCGCCCACACCTGTCCCGGCTTGTTGCCCGCCCCATGTCTGGATCGCTTTTGTGGATAAGTCGGGGTTGATCACCGCATACTCGCTTTCGTCGGTGATGAAGCCCAGCACCTTGGCAGTGACTTCGCTGGCCCGTGGGTCACCACCGGCTGCAATGGCCTCAGGCGTCAGCATCTTTTGGCCGCGGTAGTCGGAGAGCTGCGCCTGATTGATCACATCCCAATCGGCCTCGTCAATGCCTTTTCTGCCCAGATGTTTGCGGTCCCATGCTGTCAGGTCGGCCCATTTTGTGCCAGACAGCTTCCCGAGGCCCGCTTGCATGGTCAGGCTGAAACCGCGCCGCATGGTGTCGGTCCATGCATTCATCAGCGACAGCTTCATGGTGCTGTTGGCCAGCCGACCGCTCCAGTTGTTGGCGATGTTCTCGCCCTGCCAGCGGTTCAAGTCGTTGATCATGCTTTCAGCAATCATGCCGTGGGCGTTGGCAAATGCCTTGGCATCTTTGCCGCCTGCGGTCATGGTGTTGGTCAGCAAGTCCCAATAGTTCAGCTTGTTGAAACCCGCCGTTACCGCGATAGAACCCACATCCGTGATGCTGGAAACCACCGCGCCGGCCAGTTTGCCGAAAGTCTGGATATTGCGGATATGCTGCCCGATGGCGGCAAGGCGTGCGCTTTCGGGTGACCCCGTGGTGCCGCTCACAATGTCCCAATACGCCTGCGGTTTGTTGCCGAAGGATCGCTTCGCGCCTTGATCCATGCGCTCGGCCATGTCGTTTTGCAGCCTGAATTGCTGGTTCGGGTTGGGCCCCATCCGCTCCACCAGCCCGATGTTTTTAGCCATGCCGCCGATATGCGAAATCATGGCGTCGTACATGCTGCCTGATCCAAACTCGGCGTTATAGGCCAGATACGACTCGCCGTCTTTGAAGTGCAGCACCCGCGAATCAGATCCCCGGTTCGCCCGTGCGCCCGGACCCTTGAATGCGCCCGGCTCCTGCTTGTTCATGCCGTCCGTGGCCAGTGTCTCCCAAGCGGATCGGAGCACGTCCAGCACCTCGCCGTCGTTCATGATGCTGCCATCTTCTCTTACATACTGCTTGCGGTCCAGTTGCGGCAGGGTCTTGCTGGCCCACGCATCGGCACCGGCATTGCGCACGCGGGCGCTGTCATGGGGTTGGGGCAGGTAGCCGTAATCCAGCTTTCCCACGTCGCCCCCGGCCGCGTTGAAGCGCTCGCGCATGGTTTCTATCGTCTTGAGCCATGCCTGCGCACCGCTGGATGCCACCTTGTTACCTGTCCCGCCCTTGCCGTTGGCGAATATCTCAGCCACCAGGTCACGGGTCATCTGCGGGTTTTCGGCGTCAAACAGGAACATTGCCACCCGGCGCATGGCACTGGCACCTTCCGTGCTGTTCACGGTGTCGATCAGGTCCATCAAACCGGCGGCATACTGGTTTTTGATCCCGGTGATGTAAAAGCTGGTGTTGTTCAGGTCCTCCGTCAGCGCCCGGCTCTGGCCAACATCCATGTTTGTTTTCAGAGCGGCAATGCGGTCCGTCGTGGCAATCGTCGCCATCACCTGGCGTTGCGCGTTGTCAACCTTGCGGGCTGATTCGGCCTGAATGTCCTGCATGGCCAGCTTCGCGGCTTCGGTTACCCGCTGGTCAATCGGCTTGGCCAGCCACCCTGCCGGGTCTTGCCGGGCGAGGCGTCGCATGGTACTGTTGATGCGGTCATCAATGGCCTTGATCTGGGCATCCGTAAGCGCCCGGCCCGCCGCTGCACTCACCTGGGCAATACAATTCGGCTTCATATGCTGCTGCTCCTGGCCCTGTTGGGCATGGTTTCCATCATCCCGCTTTCGGTTCTGGCAGCGACCGGCAGCGTGGCGCGTGCGTGGGAAGCCCTGCGGGGGTACATGTTTTGCATGTTCATCCTGATCGCTCCCGTGCTGTTGATTGTCGTCATCACGATGATTCCGGCACTGTGGACTTAGCCTGACAGGAAGCAGTTAGCGGCCACTTCCAGCAGCTTGGAGTCTTGCATGTCGGTGTCGGCCTGTCGTTGAATCTCGGCCAGAAACTCGCGGGCAGACACATGCTCCGTGACTTTGCCCTTGTCATCAAACGACACGGCAATGCGGGTTTCATCCAGCGCCTTGGGGTTGTTCTGCTCAATGTTGGCAATGCGTGATTCGCTGGGCGATGGCTCTGGTTTGGCGGTTTTGGCCTCGGCAATATTGCTCACCATGTCGGTGACGTTTTTCACAGTGTTGGCCACGTCCGCAACCACCGCTTTCAGTTCTGCGTTGTTGATGCCATCAGTCACGGCCTTCTGCAACAGGTTGGCGGTATCCACGGGCGCAGATTCTTTGACGGGCTCCACCGGCTTCACGGTGATTTCCGGCATGGGCTGTTTTTCAGGGATAGCGGTCAGGCGCTCCACTTCGGCGCGGACTTCCTCCAGCCTGGGTGCCATCGTTTCAGACGCCTTCACCGCCATCGCCTCGGGAATATCCACGGTTACCCGTTCCCCTGCGGCCTGCTGATTGATCGCCTTTTCATAGGCTTGCACATGCGCGTCAACAGTGGCGGGGTTGTCCGGCAAGGGGTTGGCGTTGTCCATGTTCTCGCGCAGCAGGGAAACGTGCGCCGCGTCTACGTGCTCGGGTGCGGATACGTGCGTTTTCACCTTCGCCCCGCGCATGGCGGCAGCACCAAAGCCCAGCGGCAGCAGGGTGGACAGGCTCAGCCCTACGGGATCAAACGGGTCGTACTGGTCAGCCAGTTGCGAGTAATCCGCGTTTTTCAGAATCTCGCGCGTGGCAGCCTGTTGCCCGATGTAGGACAGCGGCCCACCGGCCAGCGCCAGCCCTACCGTCTGGGCAATCGTCTTACCGGCCACCGGCATGGCAAAGCCTGCGGCCGTCACGCCAGCGGTTACCAAGCCCACCTTGGTTCTGGTCGCGGCGTCCACGCCTTGTTGGGCCAGTTTGTCGGATGCCGTAAAACCTTCCTCGGCACCCGCCACCAGAGCACCCGGAAGTACACCCAGCGTCATGCCAGCGGTCAGGGCTTTGCCGCCCATGCGAAACAGATCACCCACCACCACCTCGGCACCGTGCGCGGTCTGGGCGTCTGGCATGTAATCAGCGGCTACATTGCGGAAGCTGCGGCCCGCCTCGCTCATGTAGTCCGGGCCATTGGCCAGCAGGTCCTGCTGTGCCTTGTTGGTTTCTGCCTTTTGCTGTGGCGTCTGCGGGGTGAACATGCCGGATCGCGCATCGGTTGCGCCCATCACAGACCCGAAAGCACCCAGAATGTCAGCCGTTGATCCTGCGCCCTCCGCCGCACCAGCCGCAAGCCCTTTCGGCGCGGCCTTGAACATCGACCACGCTGAAAACTTGGGCTCCTGCTTTTTAGGCGCTACTGGCGGGGTATTGGTCGCCCCCAGCAACAGCTCGTCGGCGTTGGCATCAAGGAGCGACATTGCCCACCTCCAGCACCAGCGGGCTGCGTCCGTCCGTGGTCACCAGCGAACCACCGGCGCGAACCACATAGCGGCCCATTCCTACCGGCTCAAGGCCAGCGGATGGCAGGCCACTCAGAAACTCAGCCGCAGGCAGTTGCTTGCCGTTCACAATCACGGGCTTGTCGCCCACCTTTTGCTTGGCAGATGTGGCCACCGCCGATTCAAAATCTTTTTGCGCCACGCCTGCCGGTATGGGCAGCTTCTTGCCGCCCCGGTCAATCACGTCACCACCAATCGCCATGCGCACCGCGCGGCCATAGTCGGCTCCGCCGCCTTCGGACTGCATGCCGTAATAGATCAGCCCAGCCGCCTCCAGCACGTCATCGCGGGCTTTGCCGGTCAGGGCATCACCCAAGTAGCTGGCCATCTGTGCCTTGGTTCCGGTCACGGCTGCGCTGTCGGCCTTGATGGATTTGTCCTTGATCGCCTGCTGGCCCTTGATCAATAGCTCCGATGTGTACCGCCCTGCCGTGGTTCCCGATGACCCCAGCGACATGGCAAGGGCTAGAGGCCGGTCTTTCTCGTCAATCTGTTTGGCAAGGGCGCTCATTTGCTTGGGCGGGATTGCCCCGGCAAGTGTGGCGATAAAGGCGGACCGTGCTGACGGTGCCAGCGCGTTCAAGGTTCCGGCCAGGTTGGCGGCTTCTTCGGGAAGCATGGGTGAAACACTGGTGCCAGACCATGCACGGCCTACCGTGTTGGCCTGATCTACCCGTTTGGCGAGCCCTGCCGATATGCTTTGAATGCTGCTCATGTCCAGCGGGGTCACGTCGCCAATTACCCCGCGCTCTTGCGCGGCCCGAAGTCCTCCGAGTTTTTCAATGTCTGATTTTGTGCCGGCCAGAACTTTCTCGACCTGTTCCTTGCGCTTGTCCAAAGCAGGGGATCGGCCATTTTTGGCAATCTCGGCATTGATGCCGTCCAGCAGGGACTGTTGTTGTGCCAGTGGTTTGGCTGCCAGTCCACCCGTTTCAACGGCCTGTTTGGCAATCGCTTTCACACCCATCTGATAGGGGGTGCCTGCTGTTTGGGCGACCACTTGGTCAACGTACTCCGGGGCCAGGATCGTGCCTTTGTCGGCCAGCGCCTGAAACGTGTTAAATGCAGCCTCGGCTTTTTTCAGGCCCGCTTCTGCCCTGCGCTCGGCACGTTGCGCGGCCAGCTCGGCCTTTTGATCGAGGGCAAACTTGTATCCAGCCACCCGGTCCAGCAGGGTCGCCTTGCGTTGTGGGTCCAGTTCGGACATGCTGGCAATGTCAGTTTCTGCCTTGTCAAGTGCCTTGCGGTCATTCTTGGCACCCGTGATCGCTTCATACCCTTTGGTGAAACTGACGGTTTCCTTAAACCCCTGCACTTCCTTGGTGATCTTTTCAGGCGTCCAGCCCGCGCCCGGTCCGGCAGCGGTTGCGGCCTGTTCCCATTGCTTGATCGCGGTGGTCATGTCGGTGGACGCAAACCGCTGCATTTGCTCTTTGTAGGTGATCAGTCCGGCGTCGGCGTCCTGCTGATCGCGTTTTCGGATGGTGTCTTCCAGCCGGTTTGAAAGCTGGCCGGTCAGGCCTTTCATCTGGGCGTCAACCAATGGCGCAAGGTCAGGCGGCAAGTTGGTGAGGTTGTCGCCGATCACCTTGGCGCTTTTCTCCGTCCACTGTTTGCGGGCCTCGTCCTTGGGCAATGTGCCCGTGGCAATGCCGTTGGAAATCTCATCATGCAGGTCAGCCAAGCCGTTCTGGATACCAGCGTGCGCGGTCAATTGCTTGATCTGCTCCGCGCGGGCGGCCTGCTTGTCGGCCTCGTGTTTGGCCTCAGCCTGCAACCGACGCGCTTCCTGTTCTTGCGCATTGATGGCCTGATTGGCCAATTGCATACCCGTCTCACCGACGCCCTGCACGGCCTGCGCAATGCCGCCGCCAAAGGCCCCGGCAGCGGGCGCGTTCATTCCGCCCGATTGGGGCGTTGCGTTGCCAAAGTTACCGACTGGAATCCGGGCCATTATTCGCTCCTTCTTCCGCCATATGTTCCGGTGTCAGCGGGTGCTGTTTTCCAGCCACTGCCTATTTTGTAGCCCGCGCTGAGCGCCGTGCCAAGGCCATTGAACAAACCGGCTTTTTGGGCGTTCTTGCCTGCTGCCCGGGTGACTTCCGCATCCTGACGCAAACCCCGCGCCCGTCGGTTGCCGTTCAAGATGGCGGTGAAGGCGTCGTGCTCGCTGTCATTGAGAATGGCGCGGTCCACCTCTTGGGCGCTGCCCTCACCCACCACCACGCCAGAACCCGCATACCCAGCCGTTGCCGATGCTCGGGCCTCACGGGCAGACTTGCGAATCACTTGGGCTTGTGCCAGCGCGTTGTCCTGCTCGACATTGGCCTGATAGTCCTGCTGTGACGCCTGGTACTTGGCTTGGGAGTTCGCCGCGTTACCGCCTGCGATGCTGCCAAGGGCGCTGACACCGGCCGATGCGCCGAGAAAAAGAGTGGGACTACACATTGGATTTGCTCCAGCTAAATTCGAGGAATGCGCCGTTTGGCCCGACCGGCTGATGTTCCACGTTGAACCCCAGCCAGCCCAGCCAGCGAATGGCCACCGCATGCTCGCAGTGCACCCAGTTCAGCAAGGCATCAAACCGCTGGCGCATCGCCGTGATCTGTTCGCGGGAATGCTTCATGGCCTCGCGCGGGTACTGCCTGAACTGTGGTGTGGCGATCATCCACGGCACACCAACCAGCGGGTTTTCAGGGTGTGGCACGCAGCCAAACGCAGCCACGGGGCCATGCGGCGACCAGATGGCACCCAGCAGGCCGTCCTGATTCAATCCGATGGCCAGGGCCTCAGCGGTGTGCGGCAGGCCAGCGGCGTCCAATTCCGCGCCGTCTTCGGGCGTGCAGTGGTCCAGCACATGCTGCAGGTCGTCAGCATTCAGTCGCGGCACAAATCTCAGGTGTTGCATGTCATCCTTCATTGATGGTCAGCTTTCGAATGGCGGATTGCAGGTGCAGCGGCAACGGCTGGTTCTGGATGATGGACATTTCTGACTTGCCTTTTTCCCAGCCGATCATGCCGACGCTGATGAGCCCGGTGTACAGCTTGGGTGGTTGGCCCAAAATGCCCACACCCAATTGGCGGAACGGCACTTCCTGCTGGTTGCCGTCGCCGTCCAGCACCTCGGCCCCAATCGTGTTCAGGAACCGCATGGTTAGTTTGCTGGTGCTCATGGCATTGCTTTGCGCCGTCCCGGCCCCACCCGCCACCTCGGGTGTCAGCAGGTCAATTTGCGTCTTGAAATGCGTGCCAATCAGGGTTCGATAGGAAGCGCGTGACAGCGTGATCTGGCCACCTGTCACCACCATGGGAGGCTGGGCTGAGCCGTCGGCCACGATGTCCACGGTCTTGCCCTCCAAATGCGCAAGCCCTGTGAACACGGTTTGCCCGGCCACGTTGTCGATCAAGATACCGGCGTCCACCGTGCAGCCATATTCGGCCACTGTTGCCAGCGGTGGATAAGCCAGCGGGTCCACGGCCACGGGGTAGATCGGTTTGAAATCCGTATCCATGTACTCGATGTACCGCACCGTCGCGCCGCTCACGGTTCTGCGCACCACGGCCCAGAGTTGATCGCCCGTGCTGGTCGGCACGCAGGCCACCGACTCAAACGCGCCTTCGGTGTAGTGTCTGGCCCAGCCCGTCACCTGTTGTTCACGGTCCAGCGTGCAGCTCAGCATGGTGCCGTCGGTCAGAACCAGCCACAAAAGCTGATCCGGTGACTGCTGGTAGGCCATGGCCACCACGCCAGAATTGGTGATGTGCTCCGCCAACACGGTCAGGTCAGATGCACCGTAGCCGTCAGCCTGTAGCTGATAGCCCTGCGCCCGCACCTTGCGCCGCGCACGCTGCACAAAAACCACCTCGTGGGCAATGTTGATCGGTCGCACGTTGATAGAGCCGTAGGTCGTCTCCGGCTTGATCTGCACGTTGCTGGGCGTGATGGGCTTCTCATTGCCGCCGCGCATGCTCATCTCGCCGCCGTAGGTTTCGACCAGCAATTGACGCGCACTGACCAGGTACGTGATGGGGTTCACCTCGTCGCTGGCGATGGTGAAGCTGCAGGCGTCGGTGTCCAGGGCACCTTTGGTGAAGTCGTAATACAAGCCGGTTCGGCTACCCCAGATGGTCTGCGGGTACTTGGTTGTGCCAGCGCACCACAAGCGCTGCTCAAAGATGGTGCCGGTCACCGGGTAACCATTGGTCGCGCTCCACACTGCGGACTCGAGTGACCAGGACAAGGCGGGCGCTCCGGTTGCCGATGTCAGCACAGATTTGACGGTTGCGGAAACAATCGTGTCAGACGTGAAACCCGTGATCAGGCACAGCCCGCCATTGATGCGAACATACTTGCCGACATCAACGGTCCCGAATGTGTTGCGCCAGCCGGATGCCGTCAGCGTCAGGGTGATGCTGGTGCCCACCGGCCCCACCGCGCTGGCTGTGCATGTGGTCTGGGGTGACAGGTCCATGCTCCAGGCACCACTGGCCAGCGCCAGGCCAAGAAATGCCACGCTGGTGGTGACCGTCACAATCGTGGTGGAGGTGAACCCCGTAACCTGCCCAATACCTGCTGCGCTGATGAAGCTGCGGCCCACGTCGCTGGGCAGAAACACGGCAGCACTGGCGGTTGCCGTGATCACGCCAGACAAGGCGCTCAGCGTGATGCTGGCCGCAGGCGTGATGCCCTGCTCATCAAATGGCTGCACGGTGAACGGAGCCGATGACAAGTCCCACACCGTATCACTGAACCGGCGCAAACGCTTGGGGAATGTGCCGCTGTTGAACAGGAACATCGTGTCGGCACCCTGCACGTAATCGATGTCCGCCAGTTGGGCTTCGGTGTAGGGGCTGACGATCTCGGTCAGGTACACGCCGTTGGGCGAGAAAATGCGCACGTACAGGTCGCCAAACTCCAGCATGTAGGCCACGTCACGGCTCACCACGAACTCAATGGTGCGGGCCTTCTTGGCTGCGAACTTGGCGGCCTTGGCAAAGAAGAAACCGCCCCGGCGCTTGCAGCCACCATGCACCACGGGGTGCGCGTTGATGCAAGCCTTCAGGGAATTGGCGTAGCGGTCAAAATCCGTGCGCCCGTAGATGCGCGGACTGATCTCGCCAGCCGTGAAGTTGTTTTGCTGGTAGGTGACTTTCAAGCGCTATCTCCAGGCATTGGAGCCGTAGCGGCTGTTCAAGAGGCGGAAGTCACCCAGCGTCTGGGGCGGCTGGTCGGACGAGTCAATTGCCTGCGCCTTCTGAATCATTGGGGCAATGGACTGGCTAATCAGTTGCTCCAGGCTGGTGCTGGCCGTGATCGGGTAAGCCAGCACCTGACGCATGGCCAGCGTGACAGCCATCACCAGCAGCGGCGTCCAGGTGGCCTCGTTCGTGTTGGCAAAGCAATAACGCAGCAGCAGGACGGAATCATCCATCAACAGCTTTTTGGTTCCGTCATCGCCGAATTCAATGTTGTACTCGGGCTCGGAGCCCAGCTCGCCCACTTGCATGATTCTCAAAAAATCGGCTGGCAGCGTGAACTGAAATGCCCAATCAAACGCCGGGGTTTCCACATCCGGGCTGAGTTGCACGCGCTTGATGCAGCAGTTCCACGGGTGGGCGCTCAGCACGTAGTCGCGCACGGTTGGGTACAAATTGCTGCACTGCCGCGCACGTTCTGACGGATCGTTGAAGCTTGATATCGTGCCGCCGTTGAGCATCAGCGAAGCGTTTGAACAAATCGAAACTGCCGAAGTCGTCATCTTGCTATCCCTTCAAAAAAACGGGGAGCACGAAGCCCCCCGTTTGAACCAACACACCAAGGAGATCGATCAGTCAGTCACATACGCCATCTTCAGCACCAGAATCTGGTTGTTGGCGATCTGTGCGCCAGCAACGGTGCTGATTAAGGTGCAGTCGTCGGTGGTGCTGGCGTAGGCATTACCCAGGCCAGACGTGTCGTCCTGCGTTTCGTAGCTGTCACCGTTGACGGTGATGGCCACGGATGCGCCGGTTGCGGTTGCCGCCTGCGAGATCGCAGCGGTTTTTGCGCCGTAGTCCACGCTCGTCACGTAGGTGCCGGTCGGGATACCGGTTCCGGAGATCACCTCACCAATGGCGAATGCACCAATCGACTTGATGTTGGTCAAGATGAAGGTGTTGATCGTGGTGTCGGCGATGGCCGTGGTGGTGATCGCAGCCGCTTCGGGAACTGCACTGCCCGCCGTGGTGATGGCAGTAGCCGCCAGGTGACGCGCTGCAACAAACTGGTCGCCCAGGTTCAAGGTGCAGGATGCGGTGCCCGTGGTCCAGTACAGTTTGGACAAGTGACCCAGAACCCGCGCCTTGACAGGCAACCGGCCCCAGATGATTTTGTCCGCAATGGCTGGCAGTGCGCCCGAAATGGGTGCGCGGTACAGCGATTCAAAGATGCGGATGCGACCGATCAAACGGTTGGACTTGACGCGGTTAGCCAGTGGCTGGCCGAATGCGGGGCCGTCAGCCGTGGTCTGGATGTCAGCGGTAAAATTTGCCATGATGTTTGCTCCTTATGCGCAGGCGATCTCGACCAAGCCTTCTTCTTCAAGGCGGGTCGCAGCGATGGACATGCGGGCGTAAACCTGCACGCTGTAGTTTTTGCCGGGTAGCACGTCGATGCTGGACACCACGTCCTTGCCAACGCCGTAGCCCACACAGCCGCGAGACCATGCCAAGGCATAACCCGTGGTGGCGGTTGCATCCTTCTGAACCAGTTCAGTGCGGACGAACTTGAAGCCCAGGAAAGTGTCGATTGCGCCGTCACACAGCGCCTTGACGCTGTTGTAGTCAATCGACTTGATTTCCGTGGTGCCGTACAGGTTGGTCAGCATCTTGCTGTTGACCACAATCACGCGGTTGGCCAGTTTGGCTTGACCATCAGGGCCAAGCATCTGGTCGTCGTCGGCCTCGTTGGTGTCCAAGATTTCCTTGGTTGCCAACAGCTTGGCCAGCGTCAGGGACGAGCCACCGACCGCGATCTTCTGCGAGCTGGGCAAAGCGATCAGGCCCGCGTTGGAGCGTGCATTGCCACGCGCTGCGGCGATGATGATGTTGTCCTTGGCACGGTTGAGCGCCATGACGCCCAGCTCGGCATAGGGCGAAGTGGGATCAGCCAACAGGCGAATCTTGTCCATTTCGTCCACCAGCTCGGCCCAGCCCTTGTCCTGCAGATCAAGCCAGCGGCGCGAGTGAGGCGTCTCGATGTACTTGGTGTCCGAGTGGCGGCTGGTGATGTCGTAGGCTTCGGACTTGCCGATGCGTTCAACCGATTTGGATTGCCCGACGATGCCGGTCTCTGGCTGACACCAGGCTTCGAGACGGGATTTCTTTTGCTGATACAGCGTGCGATAGTTGGTCCCGTATTGCTGGACCATGTTTTCCGTAATTTGGAAACTCATGAGGGATACTCCTGAAATTGAACATAGAAAAGTTCGCCTTTAGGGTGTCCCGTGAGGGGCCTCATTACGTGAGCAATACCGGCTGCAGTACGCTCTTTCGGGCTTGCTCAAGTTGCCTTGAGCGCCGGGTATCCAATTGCCACATCGGACCAGCTTGGCCGCAATGGTCTAACTGTGTGGCTGGCGCAATCCAGCCACACGCCAAGCACTACAAAGCGCCGACAGTTACAGCGCCACTTTTGCGTGCGCCCGTTCCAAACAGTTGTGCGCCGAGCTGCGCATACCGCTGGTTCTTTGCCGCGTATTCGGGTTGGTTGCGATTGGCTCCGTTATTCAGGTAGATCGCCAGGGCATCGTGCTCCGTCTTGAGTGCGGCCGCAGCAGTTTGCCCCTGGGCACCAGCGGGGGCCCCGGTGTCTTCCTGCATTTCAGAGCCCACCTTGGCGAGCATGCGGACCACACGCGGGTCGTTGCCGTAGTCTTTCAGGATGCCGTCAAAGTCCTCACCGGCATATTGCTTGCCGGCACGAAACGCAGCGCCCAGATTCTTGTTGTAGTCGGCCTCGTTCTTCCACGTCTCCTTGAGCTTGGATACGCAGTCGTTGTGATCGAGCTGCTTCACGCCATCCGTCAAGCCTGTCGCCCGGGTCAGAAACTCCGACATGGCGAAATCCACCTGCTTTTGCGTCAGGCCAGCGGCATGTGCCTTGCCCAAAAACTCCTTGGTCAGCGGGTCTTTTGCCAGGTCTTCGGCCTTGAACGTGGCGGCCAGCGCCTCGGGCACGTTCAGCTTGTACTCATCCGCCGTCTTGGGTGGAATGTCACCCGAGCCGATGCGCTTCTCTGCCGCGCCATAGGCTTCTGCTACCTTGCGTGCCGACGCTTCGAGGTCGAGCGTCTGGTCTTCCTTGAGGACGCGGTGTTTTTCGGGTATCCAGTCATTGGGTCCGGGTGCAGCGCCCGTAGCTGCTGGGCTTGCCAAAGCGCCTGCTGCAAGGACAGACCCGGCGGGAGCACCACTATTTGCCCCAGCCGACGCGGGTACGCCAGCGCCTGCACCGCCGCTTGGCGCTCCAGTTGCTGCTGCGCCTGCCGGTGCGCCCGATTGTCCGCCACCCGCTGCACCCAGTTGGTCATCCATGAAAACATAGTGTTTACCTCGCATGTCGTTACTCCTTCGGTTGAAAAATCAGGTGTTGGCTTCGTCGTCGTCGTTCGGGTCGGGTTGCCCGACTTGCGATAGCTGGATCAAGATGTGATGCACCACCTCACGCGCACCAAGGCGGTGATCGGTTTCGCGCTGTGCTTCCATGCCGCCTTTGACGTAAAGCTGACGGTCATAAAAGCGGCGCGTCAGGTCTTCAAGGATCAAGGCACCTTCGTGGTGCCCCTCAAAAACGCGCGCGTACATAGCGGCATCGACTGCTGGTCCGTTCATGGGCGTATTGCTCAGGTAACCGGCACCGTCACAGTGAAACTCGTCACACCAGCCGGTATCGACATCGTGCTGCCCGATACCGTGACGCTGTTGCTGCACATGCCACTGGTGATTGGCCCGGTGTAGTCCGTTCCTTGATAAGCCGTGATATCGGTCAGCACCGATGTGCAGGTGATGACAGATGCACTGGATGCTGACAGCGTGACGGTGTAAACGGCGCTGCTGCCGGATGCGGCGGCTACGGCTGTAGGGTCGCTGACCGACAGGGTTGGTGTGCTTCCAGCCGCAGGCATAAACAGCGCAATCAAGCTGATGACACTGTCACTTGGCGGCGTCCCTGTCCACGTTGCTGTTTCAGTAGCCGCAGCACCGCACAGTTTGTAGGAAGAGCCTTGCGCGGCATTTGCATACGTCGCAATGTCCATCGTCGTAAAGCCGGACGGATTGGTGAAAGCGCCTCCCGTACCATTGCCGCCGATGGCTGTTATGGCAAGCTGGCCCGTTACTGTGGTTGCAGCCGCCGCAGCCATTGAGGACGAAAATGCGAAGTTGCCCAGCGGCGTCGATGCGTCTATTCCAGACCATTCGGATATTTGCATCGTCGCACTACGGTTACCCGCCTGCGTTGACGTGACAGTGAACGTGCCGCTTGATGCCGTGACCTTTGCGAAGGCAAAGAACATCGTGGTGTCACCACCGGCAGACTGGTTAACGGTGTACGTGTGGCCTTGGTTGTCAGTTACACCGAACGTAGCGGTTGCGTTGTAAGCACCACCGACAACAATCACATAGTTGCCGATAGTTGGCAATGATGCAAACGAATCCGACAGCGTGCCTGCGTAGGTCGATACATAGGCCGCTGTTGGCCGCGTCTGTACTTGAGCGATGGTCATACGTTGATTGCTCCCATATCCATCGTTCCGCTGCGTGCAGTCGTGAAGAAGTCGTCATAAACAGGGACCGCAGTACCTGCGTTGACCGGGTAGCCTGATGGCGTCCAGTTGGCATTGGTGACAGGTGGAGTTGCTCCAAATGAAGGGCTTGTGCCGCTCATTTGTGCATTGCTGCTGTTGTTGGATGCCGTGTAGCTGACCGTGCCGCCCGTGGTGATAAATGTTGGGCTGTTGCCGCTTGGCGTGTAGGCCACGTTATTTTTGATGACCACGCCGCTGATCGGCTTGGCATTGCCGTCATTTACTCGAATGAACGCAATCGTGCCAGTCGTATCGGCACGCCCATCTGCCCCGATTGAGCCGTTAGGCGCTGCGCTGTAGGCGGTATTGTTGTAGATGTAGGCGCTGGTACAGGCTGGGGCCGCTGTAGACTGGTTCAGGATGATGATGGCCTGCTCTGACACATTGGTCAGATCAAACAGGTTGTTGCGGATTGTCAGGCCGGATTCGACTGTGCTGATTAACAGCTGTCCATAGGTATAGCCCGTCTTGATGGCAACTTTGTTGCGTTCAAAGATGACATTTTTCAGGCGCTCATCTGCTGTTGAGTTTTCGCTGTCCAAATGGACTAGTGCGTAGCTGTCACCGCTGATGTCGTTGTCAGACAAAATCACCTGATCGGTGTAGGTTCCACTGAACGTATTTGAGCCGCCATACCAGCCGCGCACAGTCAGCGCGTGCTTGTCGGTTGCCTTGGGGTCTTTGAGCTTGCAGCTGCTCACCACTGCCTTTTGCACGCCTTGAAGCCTGATGCAATGTTCAGCCAGAGTTGCATCGTTCACCTCAGTCCCGAGGATGGCAAGGCGTGACCTGTTCGCCACGAAGATGCCGGCATTACCCTCGCCGCCCTGAATGTTGTTGTACCGGCAGTTGGCAATGATCGAATCGTCACCCGGTGGAATAACCTGCCCGATATGGTGCCCATAAACATTCAATGCCAGCGTGTACTTGCCTGCAGTTGATGTGAAGTCTGCATTCGTGCTGACGAATCGCACGCCGTTTGAACCGTAGGTGGAGCCTAGTGCCGTGGCCTGCACTTCCAGATTCATGAAGCGCCAGTCTTGGAAAGATGTTCCACCATCCAGGGCATGGGTGTCCATCGTGCCAATGACAATGACCGGATCCGCGCCCGTGCCAAAAGCTCCCAAAATGCCGGGGCCTGCATTGTTAAAGCTGGTCGATGTGGCTGGGGTTGTCCACGTATCACCGCGCTTGAGTAGCACACGCTTGCCCGTAGTCATATAGCTGACAATCGTGGCCCAGCTGGAGGAGTTCACACACGTCGCACCCGTTGGCACGCCGTTGACGCCAGATACAGGCAAGGTGCCGTTTGCAATACAAATCGTGTTGGTTGTGGAGAACACTGTGTCTGGGTCGGTTACCGTAATCGTCTTGGTCGTGCTGGCAACAGCAAGCGTTATCGGGTCGTACACCCATTGGGTGACTGTGTAAGTGCCCGGAGTTTCAAACACATGTCCACTGATCGGGCCATAGGCTTTGTTTCGGCTTAACGTCGATGGCTGAGTGCCATAAGCCCACGTCCCCGCCCCTGTATCACCGAAGTCGATGTAGTAGTAAAGGTCATGGAATGGGTTGCTGGTCAGGCTTGCTGCAGTCGTTGCCGACGCATCAAACATCACGGCAAAGGGGGCAACACCTGTATCTGAAGCGCTGGAGCGGTTGGTGGCGAGGCTAGGGGTTATGGCTGCGCTGGCCGCATTGATCGTCGCCACACCCGTGCCGTCCAGAATCGTGGCGTTTGTTGGGCTGGACAGCACCAGGCTGAACGTCTTGGGGTAGTCGTTGTCCAGGATTGAGCCTGTGCCACTCACCCCGCCCACGGTCAGGGTGTAAGTCTCGGTTGGCTCCACAGTCACATCTACTGTGGTCGGTATGCTCACAGTGAAGCTGCTCACGCCATTGGGCACGGTGATATTCCCGCCCGATATGGTTACGCCGTTGTTGAACATGCCGTTCGTCAGCGTCGAAGTAAAGTCCGTGCCGCCGCCCGTAGCCGTCACGCCTGTAGCCGAAATGGCTACGGTTGCGCCCGCGCTGGATGACATCGTGACGGTGTGAACAATGTTCAGGCCCTCAATCGCTGAGTTGCTGCTGACCGTGGATACTGTCGCAGCGACATCGTTATCGGTGATCGTGCCCGTCCCCACCGCTGTACCGGCCACGCAGTTAACGTAGTTGGACAGCGTGACGGTGTAAGTCTCCGTACCCTCTACAAATGCGTCATCGGTGACGTTGTGGGTGATCGTCTTGCTGGTTTGGCCGGGCGTGAAGGTCAGCGTGCCGTTGAGCGGGCTGGTTCCAGCCGTGATGTCCGTGCCAACCGTAGCCGAGCCGCTGGCGCTGGTGTAGTCAACCGTGCAGGTTCCGGCAGAGGCCGATGCTAGCGTGACAGTGAACCCGATGGTTCCAGCACCTTCACCCACGGTAGGTGAGTTGATCGACACCGCAGGGTTGTCGTTGTCCAGGATCGTGCCGGTGCCGGTCGTGTTGAGCAGCAAGGCGTTGGTTGGGGCTGACAGTGTGACGAAGAAGTTCTCAGTGCCCTCAACCGTGGCGTCGTCGCTGATGTTCAGGACGATGGTCTTGACCGTTTGGCCAGCGGTATAGGTCAGTGTGCCTGACAGCGCGGACGTTCCGGCCACCACGTCTGAGCCAACGGTGGCAGTGCCGCTAGTCGTGTTGTAGGCTACGGTAGCGGTGACGGCCAGTGAGCGCGACAGCGTAACCGTGAAAGTGATCGTGCCCGCGCTCTCCAAAACGGTTGGGCTGTTGATGGTGAAGCCTACGCCCTGCCCACCGATAAAAAGAGGGCTTCTTGTCAGCCGACGAAACACCGACTGAACAGCGCGGCGAATCGTGCTCATTGATCCGCTTGGACGACTGTCGTGCTCGAATGCGACATGAACCTGAAATCTGCGGCTGCAATCGGGTTGGACACAATGCAGCCCTCGTTTTGAAAGCTGCCAACGGTGACCCATGCCGCACCGGATGTTTGTCGTCTTTGCAGGTAAGCGAGTCCGCCAGATGCTTGCACGTTGAAGTCACCCACAGCCGGGGTGAACACGGCGGCGAGTGTGGTGGTGAGGGTTGCCATGATCAGTTCTCCAGCGAAAGTTTGTAGCGCACGTCTTTGTTGGCAATCTGCGTGACCTGAGCCACCCGCCATTCCTCACCCGTTGCAACCGTGATGGCCACGTTGTTTTGCTCGGAGTTGTAGGTGACTTGATCGGTAAACACGCCGCCCGCCGTGCGCTTCTGCGTCTTGATGGTGTTGGAGGCATCCAGCCCAAGCGTGGTCAGGCGCATGGTGGTCATGCCCGTTGGCACAATGGCCACGTCGGAGAAATTGCCTACCGAGCTGGTGGGCCCGGTGGTGAAGGTTTCTTGTACCAGTGGTCCAGACATGATTGACTCCTTACGCCGCAGCGCTTTGTTTAAAAGCTGCATCAGCAGCCATGGTTTGAATCTGCTGAGCCTGTGCCTGCTGGGCTTGTTGGGCCTGCTGCTTGGTACGGGCATCACGGATGGAAATAACCTTGTCGGCATCGTTCAAGGTCTTGAGCGGCACGCCCAGGCCATCGGCCAGCACGCGCTCTTGCTCGTCAAAGTCCACGAGGTCTTTGGTCTCGGGGTTGATCTGCCAGATCGGGGCCATCGTGGCGTTGAACGTCTGGATGGCTGTGACGCCTTCGAGCTTCTGGCTGCGTGCCATCGGGTTGATGTACGTCACGGTGAATTTGCGGTTCGCCAGGCTGTCAGGCGCAGGTCCGAATACGCCAGCCCGGTAGGCCAGCATCCATGCGCGGGTGTACATGGCGCTGAGGTATTCCGCTTGCATGCGGCCAAACATCGGCCCCAGCAGTTGGCGAATCAGCGCCACGCGGGCGTGAATCTCGGTTGCCGTCATCGCGGGGCCGTCCTGCGGCTGCAATTGGTCAGCCATCAACAGCTTGCGAATCGAGGCCTGTAGCTGCGTGATGCGGATGTCGGCAAGCTGCCAGTTCGCGCCACTCATCAGCGGCTTCATGCTGTCGGTGTCATTGGCCACAATCACCTTGCGTGGCCCTACCTTGATCGCGCGTGGGTTCAACACGCCGTCGTCTTTGGCGATCCACATGCCGCTGATGGCAATGTCAGCCGCTGCAAGGTCCATGCGCTTCAATTCATTCAGCATCCGTGCACTTGGCAAGGCGTCAAACATCGGGCCGGTGGCGTAGGCCGTGCCGGGTATCAACGTCCAGCGCGGCACGATGACCGGCATTTCGTGATAACCCGACTCACGCAACAGGTGCTTTTGAGACACCTCGACGTGGCACGATGCAATCGGCAGGTTGCGGGCCATGCCTGCGCCGTCCATGCCGTCGGTGCGCGGGTAGATCGCATGCACCAGGTCAACCATGAAATCGGGGTCGTTGACCGCTTTGGCCTTGACCATATCGCTGCACTTGCCCTGAAACTCGCTCATGCACTGCTCGGCAGAAAGCTGGTACATGCGGTACACCGTATCGACAGTGCCTTGTGCGTTGCTGCTGGAGGCGTAAACCTGAGAGATTGGCCAGGCGTTGAACACCAGCCCGCCCTCCTTGCGGTCCTCGTCTACGTACATCGCGAACCATCCGGCTCCAACCATGTCCATCATGGCTTCATAGCCTTCGCTGTCGAAGTTGGCGTTGTGGATCTCCTGATGGAGCTGATCGGCGCTCTCGCTCAGCCACTGCTTGGCGTTGTCATCCGCACCAAACACCTCGGGTTCGCCCCACTTGGCATTGCTGGGCGTCATGCCGCCTTGAAGACTTGAGGCCAGCGTGCGGCCTGATTCAGTGGCCGTGTCATCAACCAGGCGCGACTTGATGTCCATGCCCTGCTGCGCGGTCAGCGTGTTGCCCTGCAGCCCGGAGCCGCGCATGGGGAAGCTGTTGTCAAAGCAGTCGCGCCAGATGTATTCGTGCTGTTGGCGCAATGTCTTGAGCGACTCAGCCCGCTTGATGATGCGTGCGGGATCGGTCATCAGAATGCACTCACTGCTGCGCCACTACCGAGCACGCTGGTGCCCGTCTTGGGCTTGCCAAGTGCAGATGTTGAGTCGCCACCCAGCGCCAGGGCATTGAGCTGCTTGGCCCGCTTGGCTTCGGCAATCTGTGCATTAGCTGCCTGTGCTGCTGATGTTTCCGCCGCCACCCGCTCGGCACCCGGATCAGGCGCTGAGAACGTGGGGGTTTTTGGCGTCAACAGCTTCTTTGCCGCGAGACTACCCGCCAGCGATGCTCCAATGGAGAATGGATCGCACATCGATCAAGGCACAAAAATGCCATCCGCGCACATGACGGTTTTGTCGCAGCCCTTGGCTCGCGCTTCGGTGCTCGTCATGCTTGACCAGTCTTCGGTGCCGGTCAGGATTTTGGATACGTATTTGGGAATGGGCGCAACGCCTGAACCGGCGTCAATCGCATCGGTGCGAATGGCCAGAGCTTCGTCCAGCGCATCCTTCAAGCTCACATTGGCGGCAGTCAGCCGGGCCACGTCAGCGTTCAATCGGGCGTTGTCAGCCATCAGGACGTCAAGCTCGGCACTCGCGGTCTCCACGTCTGCAGCCAATTCGTTTGAGGCTGGTTCCGCTCCGGGCGTTTGTGTCTTGAATGTTTTGGCCAAGGTCTGCTCCGACGGGGTTACAAGGCCGTCAGAGTACGTTCGCGCCAGTGGCGCAATCCAGCCAGCTAGTCCCGCTTCATTTGGCTTGCAGACATGACGATGATCGCCTTGGGCAGGTATTCCCGGTTCTTGCCCGTCACCGCCAGCCAGCGCTCAATCAGCATTTCGCCGTCGCTGTGCCGTGGCTCTGCGCCTTCCTCCATCCAGCGCCTGAGCGTTCCGCGCGACACCAGCAAGCGCTCGGCCAGCGTGGGCGTCCCCAAAGCGATCCGCAACAGTGCCGGGTTGGCCGGGTCGGGTTCGCCGTACAGCCAAGCCAAGTCGTCCAAGAGCCTGGGCCAGTCAACCGCTTTTGCGTTCATTTCAGTCTTCCCGGTGAAAATGCGCGCGCGTGCGCGAGATTATGCGAAATTTGCATAAAGTTGCCATTCATCCCAAAACCCGCCAAATCGTCTGATTGATCGCCCGCAGCTCCGTCATCTTGCGCAAGCTCCAGCGCAGCCTGGTGCCGTGCCAGCCCTCGGGGCCCCTGTGGCAATCAAAGCACAGCGGCATGGAAGCGAACCACAATCCCTGCTCAGGCTCGTGCACCTCACTTGGGGCGCTGGCTTCACACACCACGCACGGTTGGGCGGCTATGCGCTCGGCGTGGGCTGATTCGGCCTTGGTCTGAGCGGGTTTGTTCTTTGACCTCACTGCGTCAGCCCTCCGCAAGCCGTGAAAACCTCGCGCTCAAACCCTGCCAAAAGCTGATCG